AGTACAGTTCTTAAAGCAAAGGCTAGTTCACAATAAAGTAGATAAGTCCGACTGATAGAACTAGTGTGGTACCCAACCATTTTAACTTAGTGAATTTCAATGATTTCTGTGTGTCAGAGAGGGTGAGGGTCAGGTTAGAGATATCCTGGTTCTTGCCCTCAATTATTTTGTCCTTCTGATCTGAGATCAGGTACAGACTCTGTATCTGTTTCTCGTTCAGAAGAATAGTCTGGTTTCTATTGTCTAACTGTTTGGTGGTTATGACAAGTAGGGTATCCGATTCCTGGCACTTGGTTAATTTAATGGCAATCTTTCTAAGTTCAGTAAGTCCGTAACACTTGGTAGTATCAGAAACCTGACAGATTCCGGATAATGGAATCACACTGAAAAACAGAAGCACCAGATATAAACTTGATCTTTTGGACATATATGATTTTGGTTTTAGACTTTTGCTCAGAAAGAGTTTGATTCTCAGATCCCAAACTATCAATTTTTACTTGTAGGGTCTTGATATTCCTGGCCAGAGAATTAATGGAGTCCCGATAAGGTTTCTCATTAAAGAGCTCTGGTGCAGAAATATCAGTCTTTCTCAGGAAGATATCATATGCCACAGTTCCTACCAGAAGGATTAGTAGAATAATTGCAAATGTTGATTTATTCATGGTTGAGGACGGGCTGGTTCTTCTTTTTTTTCAAGATCTAGCTTTTTATCCTTATTATTGAAGTAACTATAAATACCGGCCATGGTTACCATACAAGGAGTGAGAATGGTAAGTACCATCTCAATATTCTGTTCATTAGTATTCTTAATGGTCACATAAGATACAAGCCAGAAAAGACCTACAGATAACCATTTTCTAAGAGAGAAAGATCCTGGGGTGTTCCCCATGGCCCCTAAGAATTTATCAGTAAAGTTCACTGTTTTCTTCCACATGATGAGTAATTTTGAGGCAAGATACAAAAAAAATACTAATATGCAAGATGAGATATCACAGCAAATGAGACAATTTGCTGATAAATTCAAAGAAGAATTTAAAGGCAAATTTGGATACTATCCGGAGGTGTATTATTTAGAGACTATAGGTAGACCTAAAAGGGTCCCCCCTCTTGAGGATATAGAGAATATTATAAATTCTTGTAATCCTTCATATAAACCTCCAGGGATAAGAGAACATGTAAGGGATCAGTGTGTCGTTCTTTATAGACACATCTTCTTCTATTTTGGTAAAAATTATGGATATAGTCAAAATCATATGAGGAGGTACCTGGACAATACTTGGTCTCATTCTACAATAAGTTTAGCAATTAAAGGAATCACTCAGCAGTTGGAAATAAAAGACCCTAATGTTACTAGGATTGTTCAAATAATAACTGAGAAACTTAACTTTAGATTATCTGAGATAAATGAAAAAACTTGAATCTTACAGTCTTTGGAATTTGTTTCAGATGATGTCTGAACAGGGTCTGACCCCTAATAGGGTTTATGTACTTCTTAATATACAGAAGAATACAGCTCTTCCCGGAGTAAACATACACCAGGAAGTAAGAGGGTTAATACTAACAGAGTTCTTGGATTCCGAAGGAAAGATTTCTGAGAAGGGCTTACAAGCTATTTCAGAGATTGAGAGTTTTTTGGACAAAGATCCTTCTATGATTGATCCTTGTGCAGATGCTGCTCTTGTTGCTCTTCAGGTAGAAAAGTACCTGAATATCTGGCCTGACATAAAACTTCCCAGTGGTAAAAGGGCCCGGGTTAATGCAGGCAATCTCAAAGGAGCTTTTGTATGGTTCTTCAGGAATTATAAGTATGACTGGGAAACAGTATTAAAAGCTACTGAAAGATATGTCTTTGAGTATGAGGACAAAAACTGGATGTACTGTAGAAATAGTCAATATTTCTTAAGGAAACAACTTTCAGATAAGTCCTGGGAGAGTGAATTGGCTAATTACTGTGCTATTGTTAAATCAGGGAATAAGAGTGATGACTCATTCAAGTTCCCAGAAAATGTTGTGTAATATGAAGACAATCAATAAAATAATTCTAGCTGCAATTTTGTCAGTTATATGCTGGCAAGTTGTGAACATTCTGGTGATTCCTATAGACTTTCTTCACTATATAATTGTGGAGTTTGTATTGGTAATTTCACATTTATTTTATACCTTGGTCACCCAGAAAAAGGTAAGATTTCTGGGTTGGTTCAGTATATGATAAAACCTATAGAAAAACCCAAAGACAGACCTTGGAAAGATCAGAAGGAAGGATTCACTGCTTCTCTAAGATATATGCAAGGGAGAATGAAAGGAGAGATAAAAAGCCTATCAACTCCCTGGAGCAAATTCAATGATGCAGGTACTGCGGGTATAGAATGGAATTCCACTACTGTAATTGCAGGTAGACCGGGTTCAGGTAAGAGTCTTATCTTAAATCAAATAGTAAGAGAATCTTTTGAATTGAATCCAGGAGAGAATTTTAGGGTCTTGGAATTTCAAATGGAGATGTTGGCAAGAACTTCTGCAATTAGGGAATATGCAAGTAGTCTAGGAAAGTCCTATAAATATCTCTGTAGTGCAGAAGATTCTCCTCTTACCCGGGAGGATCTTGAGTTGTGCTTAAAGTATGCTAAAAAAAGATCAGATTATCCTGTTGATGTTGTTGAGTCCCCTCCTACTGTGAGAGAATTCTATGACATTATAAAGTTGTATATGAAAGATCATGCTGTACTATCTGGAGATGCTACTGTTTATTTGAAAACCCTTATTGCAATAGATCACTCTTTACTTCTAAAAAAGGCCGTTGGTCAGAAGGACAAACAAGATATGCTCTATGAACTTGGAGAAGTAGTAACTGACCTTAAAAGGAAATACCCAATAGCTTTTGTAATACTAAGTCAACTTAATCGTGGGATAGATAGTCCTGACAGAAATGAAGATGGGAAGTATGGCAATTATGTCCTGGAGAGTGATATTTTTGGGGCAGATGCTTTACTACAACATGCAGATATGGTAGTGGGTCTTAACAGACCGGGTAAACAGAAAATAAGATTTTATGGACCGGACCGGTATATCATTGAAGATGATAAAACTTTGGTTATGCACTTCTTAAAGTGCCGGAATGGAGATAATAGAATGAGTTTTTTCAAAGCAGAATTTGACAGGATGAGAATCATAGAAATGAAGACACCACCCAAACAAACAAGAATGAGAACATGACAATGATCCAAACAACAAACAGACCTGAAGAAAGAAAGGTCAAGATTGCTAAGCTTAGGGAACATCAACAACCTTTGTTTGAGGCACTGGGAATGCCAGAGGCTTTATATATACCTAAAATGAGCTACAGACCCAGATCCGGGGCTGAGCACCATATAGGTTTATTTGAGAGTGAGTTAAGAAAAAATGAAGATATCTATACTGAGTTTATAGATAAGGATTACAACTCAGAAGATCCTGCCAGGATCTTGTACAAGCTTAAGCATAATCCTCACTGGGAAGAAGAATTTGAAAAGGTTAAGGATGAGAAGAAAGGATACACCAGATATCTGGTACCTATAGCAGAACTTATCAAAATTGATAGAGGTTCTGTTGTACCCAATCCTGATAATTTTGAGATCCTGGATCCAAATCTGGATGCTCCAATAAGTCAGATGACTATAAGGGACCTGGCAGCAATTCTCACAAGGAAACCTATTTCTTTAAAGGAATGGTTGAATAATCTGGTAAAATGAGTGAGTTAATTCTTCCAACAAAGAAAGTACCGGCTGGTTCAACCAGTCCAAGGAATTTAATTATCTTTTCAAAGCCCAAGACTGGTAAGACAGAACTTGCGGCTGCACTGGATAATGCACTTCTACTGGATCTTGAAGAAGGTTCAGATTTTGTAAGTGCTATAAAACTTAAGGCAAGATCAGTAGCAGATATTAAGATTATAGGTAAGAAGATTAGGGAGGCCTCAAAGCCTTATGATTATATAGTTGTAGATACAATTACTGCTCTGGAGGAAATTGTTACTCCTTATGCAGAAGATATCTACTCAAAGACCCCTATGGGGATGAACTGGTTTAAGAAAGATCCCAATGATCCGGATAAGTATGCTCCGGATAGTGGTAAAGCAAAGTATGGAAGTATCATCAATATGCCGAATGGGGCAGGTTGGATGTGGCAAAGGGAGGCTTTTACCAAGACCTTAGATTATATAAAGACCTGGGCCCCTCGTATTATTCTGATGGGACATGTCAAAGACATCCAACTAGACAAAGCTACCAGTGAGTTTACCTCCCTGGACTTAGATCTAACAGGTAAACTGAAGAGGATTACAACCTCATACTCAGATGCTGTGGGGTATCTATACAGAGTAAAAGATCAGAACTTTATTAGTTTTAAAACCTCGGATGAAGTCTCTTGTGGTGCAAGAGCCCCTCATCTGAGTAATAATGTAATTCTGATATCCGAGAAGAAAGATAACAAACTGACTACTTATTGGGATAAAATTTTCATTGATTAATAAACCTGTAACCACTAGAAGTTTATGCTAAGTACTAAAGACCTCCCACAGGAAGGTGGGGGAATACCAAAATCAATTAAGCCAGGAAATAACACTTGTGAAATCAAGGAAGTAGAACTGGAAAAATATCAGTTTAAAGAAGGAGCCTATCATTTGATTCTATTTCTGGAGACTGCTCCAATAGAAGGATTTGAAGGGTTTTTCATAGACAAAGACAAACCAGAATTAGGAAGGTACAAAGGACAGGTAGGAAAAGTGAGAAGCAATGAGTATGCATACGAAGACAGGGTAACCAAAGGCGGTAGAAAAATGTTTAGGGACAAGGAGATCCTTAAGTTCCTCAGAGATCTTTGTCAGGCAACCGGAGCCATGAAGTGGTTTGATGCCCAGGATAACAAGCACGAGACCATAGAAAGGTTTGTTGCAGCATTTGCCAAAGCAAAACCATTCAAAGGGAAGTCTCTGAATTGGTGTCTTGGAGGAAAAGAGTATGTAGGTAAAAGTGGTTATACAAACTATGATCTTTTCTTGCCGAGATCTGCTGATGGCAAAGTAATGTTCGAACTGGCAGATACTGATCCCAAAGTGAGTAAACTCATGAAATTTGATGAGACTGCTCATAAAAGAAAAAAGAAAGTAGAAAGTGTATCATCTTTTGATGATAAAGAAGAAGAAGGACTCAAGTCTTCTTCATCTGTAGACTCGGATTTCAATCTTGATTAAATCAATAGGGGGAGAAATCCCCCTATTTTACTTTCCTCTATATGATAAGTACTAAAATTGTAACGGGTCTCCACGAAGTTCCCACAGAGTGGATATTTGAAAGGTACTGCAGTCTTTCTGAGAAGCTCTCTGGACAGGATATAAAGATGAAGTCTTTGTTTA